GTAAGCATTTGGCTAATCCCGTGTGAAGTTTCTGTGGTTATCCGGCAAAAAAACGATGATTTCTTTGCCGTTCCTGCAAAAAGTTCCGGTTTTCCGGTTGATTCTTGCGGATTTTTAATGATATCCCGGTATTTCTCCCTACACTTTTAAAGAAGTTTCAGCTCTTTCAGATTATGAGGCAGCAATTCGGCTAGATCTTTTGTGTAGTCATTGTCATATTCATGTATGTGGTTGAGGAAGTGGAGCGTCCACTTTTTGAAGTCCACTCCGGCAACTTTGCAGCATCCCATCAGTGAGTATATGACCGCCGCATCCTCTGCCGCATCATGATTGCCGCAGAAGAGATAGTTCTTTCTTCCCAAAGCTACGGGTCTTACACTATTCTCAATGAGGTTACTGTCCGGTTTGTAGCGCCCGTCGATTGTATACCGGGCCAGCTGTCGTGAGTAGGTCAGGAAGTAGTTGATGGCCTTGCCTATGGGACTTTTGGGAAGCACTTTCGGATATTCAGTGATACACCACTTTTCAAAAGCCCTGATGACGGGATACGCAAGACGTTTTCTCAATCCGCATCTCTGTTCATGGTCCATCTCCTGGCTGTCGGCCATGTCCTCCACATCATATACTATGCCTATCTGGGCCAGGGCGTACTCAGCCCTCGCCTTGTCATTGTACAACGCCCTGTCAAAATACCGCCTGCAATGTGCCCAGCAGCATATGGTTATGATTCCCTCAAGTTTCTCCAGGATACCGTAGCCGGGATAACCGTCAGTCTGTATGGCCCCGTGGAAGTCCTTGAAGAGCTGCAGGACCACCTTCGCACTCCGTGTCCCTTCATTGTAAAAGAAGAACACCAGGCCGTTCATCACATCCCTGACCAGCCAGAGATATCCTTTGACCGTCCGGTGTTTCTCACTGTTGATTATAGGGACCGTCGTCTCGTCGGACTGTACATAATCGGAAGCCAGTACCAGTTCCTTGAGCCGGAAGTAGGCGGGTCTCATCAGGTCGGCGACATCATGGAACCATCCCTCTATTGTGGCGGCAGGTATGCTGAAGCCCAGACGTTTGAACATCTGGATCTGGCGGTAGAAAGGAAGGTGGTCGACATATTTCCCCACCATCAGGTCTGTCAGCAGGGAGGCGCTCGCATAGCTTTTGGCTATGGGCTCGTCCTGTACGGGTGCGGTACGTATCAGTTTGTCCGCTTTTCTTATACCTTTATGACGGATGGTGACACGGACGTACAGTTCGGCCGGTTGCAGCTCCAGATGCTCGGAAGTCTCCGTGTCGCTGAAGAGTATCCATTCATCCTCATGACCGATATAGCCTTCCGGATATACATGTTCCTCCACATGGCGCAGTTCTGCCGGCAGCTTCCGGCGCACGGGGATTCTTTTCTCACGCGCCTTGGCTGTACGGGTGCTCCTGTATCTGTCTATCTCCTCAAGAGCCTTTCTGACTGTATTTGCCTCCTCTTCGGACATATCGGTCTTTTCAAAATCCAGACGGAGCTGGTTGGGGTCATCGGGGACGCGGCGCTTTTCAGACATCGCCCCCCACATTTTGCGCTCCAGGTAAAGCAGCTTCTGTTCCAGCCGGAGGATATATTCGTTCTTTTCCTCGATGATACGTCTTTTCTCTTCGATGTCCCTCTTCTTCTCGGAGATCAGGCGCTCGTATTTCTCCTTGAGCACCCGGGCATCCGACAACTCCTCCACAAGCTGTTCGGCAGCGTTGGCACGTCTGTACTCGGCGTCACGGTCAAGCAACAACCGGCTGACAAGGGATGGTTCGATGGAGCTTTCCGGCATGTTTTCTGTTCTTTATTTCGGATATAAAGATACAAAAAACAGAGGGAACGGGCAAGAGAAAGGCGCTATTTATACGGATTCAGGAGCGTTTTTTCCGGTTCCCATCTGGAACGTTTCCTTACATCCCCGGAAGAAAGGCCCCGCACCATCATGATCAGGTCCGACCAGTTGATTTCCCGGGAAGGGGAAGGGTCGTCAGCGGCAATATGAGGCAGCGCGAGCATGCCACGCTCAAGTTTCATATGGTATATGACCAGCCCGCCAAACTCGGCATGCAGTATTTTCATGCCGGTAAGCCCCTTGTTTATAAAAATGTAGGCGCTGCCATCTTGAACATGCATTCCCATCTGGCTGGTGACGATACCACTCAACGAATAGAAGCTTTTTCTCATATCGGTAGGATACGGGTACAGATAGAATCTGTTGGAATCATTTAGACTGAACATAGGCTACTGGCATAAAAGGATTAGGGAACGGAGCATGTCAAGTGTCATCTCACGGTTTATACGTATGACAACACCGTTCTGATAAACGATTTCACAAAGAGGGCTACAATCCTGAGGAGATGTCCGGGCTGCAGACGGGGAGGAGATGGATATCTTACCGTTGCGCTGGCTCATGCTCACCGGTATGAAACCGGCAGAAGAGGCATTCCGGCTGTCAAGCAGCTTCTTTTTCCAGAAGTAAAACTTGTCCTCGTCAAAACAGATGGTGCGGCAGAACTCACGGATCGTGGTATCGCTGGCTTGCCATTCCGCATAGATCTTTTTAAAGGCATCTAAAGTTAAGTTCTTTTGTTTCATAAGTTATGGATTTATTATGGGGCAAAGATAAAAGATGACAAGACAAAATAGAAAGGGGGATTAGCGATTGCTTACAAAGTAACCGTATGAACAAGAAACTGAAAGATGATTATATAAAGTTCACCCTCTCCCTGAATACCAGTGAGGCCCGTGAGGAACTGAACCGTCTAAACGCGTCCTCCCGTGAGCTGCAACGGACGAATGACGGCTTGCGCAATTCGATGATAGAACTGGTAGCCTCCGGCAAGAAAGGCAGCGATGAGTACAAACGTCTGGAGGCAGAGTTGAAATCCAATTCCAAAGCCATATCCGATAATAATGCGAAAGTGAAGATTCTCCGCTCCTCCATGAAGAGCACCGAGAAAACTTATGCGGAATTGGCCAAAGAGGCCCGCGGGCTTCAAAAACAGCTGGACAATACTGTCAAGTCCCTTCATCCGGAAGAATATGCCCGTTTGGAAAAGCAGCTGGAGGAAACACGAGAGGCGATGGCCCGTCTGCGTGGCGGAACCAATGAAACTTCCGGATCATTCCTGAAACTGGGGAATATGAAAGCTATGGTGGTGGGATTTTTTGCGTCCGCCGGAGCGGCTGCCCTTGATTTTTTCAAAGACGGCATGTCCAAGGCAAAGGAATTTGTCAGGGAAAGTGTGGAGGTGGCCATTCAGGCTGACGGAGTTCTTCATGCATTTGAGAAGTTGGACCGCCCTGATCTTCTTGCAAACCTTCGTACTGCCACTAAGGGAACCTTATCGGATCTTGAGCTGATGAAAGCAACGGTCAAGGCAAAGGATTTCCGGATCCCGGTTGATGATATGGGAAAATATCTGGCATTCGCCCAGTTGAAGGCGCAGCAGACCGGCCAAAGTGTGGAATATATGACAGACTCTATTGTGACCGGTCTGGGGCGCAAGTCGCTTCTTATACTGGACAATCTGGGACTTTCCGCCGCAGAAATCAATGAGGAGGTTGCCAAAACTGGTGATTTCATGAAAGGGGTGTCCAATATCATAGACCGCCAGCTAACACAATCCGGAGTGTATGTATCCGCATCTGACAAGGCTGCTCAGGCTGATGCAAGGCTGGAAAATGCCAAGTTGAAACTAGGAAGACGGTTGTCCTGGCTTGGAGATTTATGGATCAGCCTGAAAAACAGAATGGCTGAAACTGTTAATACAACAGTATCCACCGCCAATGAAAAGTTTTATGAACAGAAGGAACGGGTTATAAGCCTTTATTCCGAGTATATGCCGTTGCTGGACCGGTATGATGAGCTGAAGACCAAGACCAGACTATCCTCGGATGAGCAGGCCGAACTTAATTCCATCATCACCAAAATCACGGACAATATTCCCGGAGTGATAACCAAAGTGGGGGAATACGGACAGGCACTGGATATTTCCAGCGGCAAAGCCAGGGAGCTCGTGCGGCAGCAGAAGGTACTGTTGGAATATATGAACCGGGAAGCCATCAAGGAAGAGGAGAATAATCTGGAGGAATACAGGAAGAAATACCAGAACGCGCTGAAGGCGCAGCAGGCCGGAGGGGTGTATGTGACTTCTTCCATGAGCAATACCGGATATTCCACCTCCTGGTTCGATAATACTCCGGGCACACTGGCACGTATTGATGATGATGTCAGGAAGTATGGCGAAATGATCAAGGGTGCTGAGCTCCGAATCCGGGAACTGCGGGGTGAGAGTCTGGAGAAGTCCCTGGAGGACAACGAGAAGAGGATCAAGATGCGGGATGAGTTCATCAAGATGAACAAGAAACAGCTGGAAACATGGCTTGCAGACGAAAAGAATGCGGGCAGCGAGTACAGGGACATGGCCCGCACCATTCTTTCCGGCAAGACGGATATCCAGGTGGATCCTCAGAAAGCCAATGCGGTTAATGCGCAGAGTGTGAAACTGGAGGACTTGCAGAAGAAACATTTGCAGGAGCGTCAGCGTCAGGAGGAGGAACTGGAATACCGGATAGCCCAAACCCGTATTGATGCTATGGAGGCCGGGGCTGAAAAGGAACTGGCACAGCGGGAACTTGACAACCGCAGGGAGATATCGCTTCTGCGGCGGCAGAAGGATGACTATATCCAGGCTGTAATCCGGTTTGAGAAAGAAAAGTTCGAGGCCGAGGAGGAACTGAAGGCGAAGAAGGACAAGCGTTATGTGAAAAAATCCTTTGACTCGTACTCGGTGTCCGTGGATACGTCGGCATTTGACACGATCATCAGCAACACCACCAGACGTCAGAGGAAAGAGGGTTTGCATGAGCAGGAAAGTGCATGGGACGAATATCTGATCAAATACGGCACCTTCCAAGGGAAAAAGGAGGCGTTGACGCGCAAATACAGGAATTTGATGGATAGTGAGTCTGATGCAGGCAGGATCGCATCCCTGCAAAAGGAGTTTGAGGAAGCTCTGTCGGCCCTGGATGTTGAGAAGTTGAAGCAGGAGATCAATTGGGAGTTGATATTCGGGGATTTAAGTAAGGTGTCTAAAAAAGAGCTTGACAAAGTCAGGGCACAGTTGAAACTGTTCCGTGAATCCGATGAGTATAAGAATATGGCTGTAGAGCAAAAAAAGGTTGTTGACGAAGCTTTAGACGGGATACAATCCGCCATTATTGACAAAGGCGGACTGCTTGGTGATCTTCCAGACCAGTTGGACAATCTGAGAAAAGCTCAGGAGGAACTGACCAAGGCTCAGGATGAATATAATATGTCCTTGGAAAGTGGAACACATGCCGAGCAGGAGGTGGCGAAGAAAAAGCTTAATACAGCATCCCAGAATGTCACGAATGCGAAAACGAATGTGGACAAGTCATCAAAGAAGGCTATAGACAATATAACCGGAGTCACCAATGCCATTGCACAGCTCGGGGAAGCGGATGTAAGTCTTTCCTCATTCGGGGATAGTGTCGGGTCATTGGTTGACGTACTCTCGGAATCCGGATCGAAGATAGGCGGGATTATTGCTGCCATCCTGGCCATACTTGACCAGATCGGTGACCAGGGGCTTGACAAATTCGTGGGAAATATACTGGAAACTGTGAGCAATGCCGTAGGAGGAATTTTCGATACGGTGGGGTCCATTTTTGGGATCAAGGGGGCCGGTGGTATTTTCCATGGCGCTGATTATTCCGGTTATAATGAGATGGTGGCGCAGTATGATAATCTACTGGATATCTGGGACGAGCTGCTTGACAAAAAAAAGGCATATATAAATGAAAGTTACGGTGCAGAAGCATCCAAAGCTGGAGAGGAAGCTCTGAATATTGCAAAAAACGAGCTGGATGTACAAAAGAAACTTGCCGAGGCACGTCTGAGTGCCGGCAGCAGTATCGGAAGTCACAGCCAGGGCTACAGGATGTGGAAAGGCTCCTACAAATGGGAAGGACAGAACTGGCGTGATGTCGCCGGGGAGATATCCAGGGAGTACGGTGTGACGTTCAATGAGATGAAAGATATGATCAATATGTCCCCGGAAGTCTTGCAGTCCATCAGGGAGAATTATGCCGGCCTCTGGTCTGTTATGGACGGAGAGTTCAGGAACCATCTGGAAAATATCATCAAATATGGCGAAACGGAAAAGGAAATACTGGAGGCGGTGAAGGAACAGGTTACCGGTATATCCTTTGACAGTTTTGAGGATTCTTACTGGGAGATGATATCCGATCTGGAGAACGGGAATGAAGAACTGGCCGAGAATCTGGAGGAACAGCTCCGCAAATCCATTATCAGAGCCATGATGGCCGACAAGTACAAGGAACAGGTCAGAAAACTATATGAAACCTGGGCAGAATATGGTGAGGATAGTTATACGAAAGATGAGGTTGATGCATTGCGTGAGATGCAGGAACAGTTGTCTGAAGCAGTGCTGGCCGAGAGAGACAGTCTGGCGGATATCTTCGGATGGGACGCATCCGGAAACTCTTATTCCCAATCCTCTTCCAAAGGATATTCCACCACCATGAGCCAGGAAACAGGTGAGGAGATCAGCGGACGGCTGACAGCCATGTATGAGTCTAATGTACGTTTGGAAACCAAAGGAACGGAAATGAATGCGAATATGCTTATTATTTCCACGGCAGCATTGAATATGGCAAAGGAACTTGCTGCTCATTCGGTGTGTGTCACGGAAATGCGCGATGTATTGCATGAATGCAACGATCATTTGGAGAAAATTGAAAAATATACCGGCATATTGAGCGGCATGGACGACACTCTTGCCGAGATAGAAAAAAACACAAAAGGAATGTGATTATGGAGAGGAATGCTTTTATTAATGGCAGGAATATCTGGAGTACATGGGGTGCGGAATTGATGGACGGAGCTTTGGAGGCTATACTGACACCCCCTCCTGTGAAGGACTATATCGAAAATGACAGCAGGTTGGAACATGGCATACAGATTACTTCATCGCCTGAGATCTGCAAGATGGATTCTAGGGAGCTCACCCTGCCTTTTTTTATTACGGGAAACTCGCAAAGTGACTATCTGGATAAATATTCGTCCTTTGTATCCGAACTGGTAAAGGGTAAAATTGCACTGAAAATCCCGGCACTGGGAAAGATTTACAATCTGTACTATCTGTCTTGCGGCAAGTATGGAAGTTACGGAAAATGCCGGGGTAAGTTTATGGTCAAACTCAAAGAACCCAATCCGGGCGACAGGAAAGATATTGTATGAAAATTGAGATCAGAAATTCAGCTGGTACACCATGTTATCAGGATGTTGTCAGAAAAGGCAGCAAACGTAAGTTCACTCTGATGAAGGAGGACTTTATACTTTTGAAGTTCTCCCTGAAATCTCCTGTCTTTTTCAAACTGGGCGACTGGACGGAGGACACACGTTTCGGACGGTTCGAACTATGCGATCTGTACAAACCCAAGTACAACCGTAAAACCGGGGCATACGACTATGAGCTTCAGCTTGACGCCTATTACTGGAAATGGAAAAACAAAATCTTCAAATATACCCCGGAGACGACCGGACAGGAGGCGTCCTGGAACCTGACCGCCCCGCTTGACGTACAAGCCGGTATAGTCCTTAGAAATCTGAAAGCTCTTGGTTACACATACAAAGGACAGGATTTTGTTTTCTCCATTGATTCCACAGTCGAAAACAAGTCCCAGTTGATGAGTTACGACAACATCAACATCCTTGACGCTTGTTTTGAGATGGCGAAGAAATGGGATTGCGAATGTTGGGTGACTGAAAACATCATCCATTTCGGGCGTTGTGAGTTCGGTGATCCTGTTAATTGGGAGATCGGTGTAAATGTAGAGGAAATGTCCCGTTCGGATTCACAATCGACTTACGCAACGAGAATCTATGCTTTCGGTTCTACAAGGAACATTCCTTCAAATTACCGCCCCGTTGATGAAACGGTGGTGGTGAATGGTGTGGTTCAGAAAAGATTAATGCTGCCCGAGGGTATTCCCTACATTGATGCATACCCTAATATGACTACCGAGGAAGCCGTCGAGCAGGTGGTTATCTTCGATGAAGTCTATCCTCGAAGAACAGGCATCATGTCGGATGTCACCACTATCGAAGTGACGGACAAGGTGGAGAATGAGGACGGCACAACCACCGAGGAAAAATGGAATGCCTACCGCTTTAGGGACACGGGTGTTAACTTTTCCGAGAAATATATCCTCCCCGGTCAGGAGCTGAGGATACGTTTCGCATCCGGGCTTCTCAACGGTTTGGAGTTTGCCGTGAAGTTCAATCCTGAGGGAAAGCCGGAGAAATTGGAGGATGGCGGATGGAACCCTGAGGCACAGCTTTGGGAGATAGTCAGGAATGAGGACTATGGCAGACCGCTTCCCGGTGATGTGCTCTTTCCCCAGGATGGAGATGAATATGTGCTTTCCGGCTGGGACAGCACGAAAATAACCGAACTGGGGCTTGTGGGTGCCGCCGAGCAGGAACTGAAGGAAAAGACTGAAAAGTACGCTGCCAAATCCAAGATAGACCCGAGTACCTATGGCTGCACGATGATGTCAAATGACGCATACCGTGAGGATGGCGTTCATAATATCTATGGCATCGGTCAAAAGGTCAACCTTATCAACAAGGCTTATTTTGAAAACGGAAGGCAGTCAAGGATTATCGGATTTGAATTCAATCTTGACTATCCCTTTGACTCACCTGTCTATACTGTCGGGGAAACCGCCTCCTATTCCCGTATCGGGGAGCTGGAGGAAAAGGTTGAGAGCCTTACCCTGAAGGGACAGACCTATACGGGCGGTGGTGGCAGCGGTGTGTATGTGATCGGAAGCCACGACTCCACCCCTGCGACAGACCATAACGTGTATTCCGCATTGCGCTCCTTAGTAATGTTCCTTCGTAAGGATCAAGCGGACGGAACAAATTTCTTATTGAAGTTCG